AAATAAGCTCGGTGTTTTCTGACGGAAACTCCAACAGCAGTATTCAGCTAAATGTACCGGCTGGATTTGACGTAACTATCGTTGGCTTAGACACCACCAACTACCAGATTTTCGGCACCGTAACGAGCGCCACTGCTCCAGCGTTTGCTGATCAATAATCTAATCGGGGGTTTCGGCCCCCCTTTTTGGAGGTTTTTATGGCTGATGCTGTAACGTCACAGACGCTAATCGATGGCCCTAAAAATGCCGTCATAAAATTCACCAACGTCTCTGATGGGACGGGGGAAGCTGCTGTTGTAAAGGTAGATGTTTCGGCTCTGTCGGACAGTGCAGATGGCGACACGTGTAACGAAGTCGTTATTGAACGAATTTGGTGGCAATGCATAGGCATGAAAGTCAAGATCTTGTTTGACGCCACTAGCGACCAATTTTGTATTGAGTTAGGCGAAAATCAAAGTGGAGATCATGATTACTCCGACTTTGGGGGCTTAACCAACAATGCGGGGTCCGGTAAAACGGGGGATGTTTCTTTTACTACAGTTGGGCATACCTCGGGAGACACCTATACCGTAATTTTGTATTTGCGGAAGAAATTCGCCTAACAATGGCTACCACTAAAAATGTACGAAGACTCCCCTCTGGACGACTAGAGTACAGAGGGGAGACTTTTGCGGGGTACAACAAGCCAAAAAAAACGCCCGGAAAGTCTAAAAAAAGTGCTGTTTTGGCTAAAAAGGGCACGGAAGTTAAGCTGGTGCGCTTTGGCGACCCCAACATGTCAATTAAAAAGTCACAACCAAGTCGTAGAAGCAATTTTAGGGCACGACACAACTGTGACACGGCAAAGGACAAGTTCACGGCCCGTTATTGGTCGTGTAAAGCGTGGTAACCATGGAAATCCAACAGCTTATTGCTAAGTTAGAAAAGCACGAAGCCGAATGCAATTTGCGCTACGCTCGCATTGAAGAGCGATTAGAAGATCAAAAGGAGTTCATATCAAAAAACTCGGACTCTTTAAGCAAGCTAGATATTAAAATTTGGGGTTTGGCTATTTTAATTATTGTTTCTCCTTTTGCGGCTAAAATCTGGAGTTAAAATGGGCGGTTGTGGATCTAGGGTAAAAACGGGGCCGGATAAGGCTAAAGTTCAAGTCACCTACATGCGAAAAGGCGGGGCCGCGTCTAAAAAAAGTAAAGGAAGTAAGATTTGTCCTGCGGGCAAAGCATGGGCAAAGCGCACTTTTGACACATATCCTTCTGCGTATGCCAACATGGCCGCCAGTAAATATTGCAAAGACCCGAATTACGCCAAAAAAGCAAAAGGCAAAGCTTGATGGGTGAATTAGCCAAATGGCGTGACCAAAAATGGGTTCGTATTGACAGTAGTGGCAACATTGCTGGGGAATGTGGTACGTCTAAAAATAAAAGCAATCCGGACCGCTGTCTACCGCGCTCCAAAGCGGAAAGTCTTAGCAAATCGGAACGTGCTGCTACGGCGCGTAAAAAGAAAAAAGCCGGATCCGAAGGACAGCAAGTTGTTGCAAATACTAAAGCCGCCAAGGTCAAAATGGCGGCTAGGGGCGGGGAAATACGCAAAAATCACAAAGGTTGTGGCGCGGTCTTATCTAATCGAAGAAAACGGACTAGGTATGCCTAGAAATGGACATAGAACGTCAGATAATAGAGGAAATTCAAAGCTGGTCTGAATATGCTTTGGAAGTTCCAAATCCCTTTTTTAACGATTTGCCTGCCTGCCCTTACGCAAAAAGCGCATGGTTAAACGACAAAGTCGGTTTCACGTTTAGTTATCAGAAAGAAAACCAAACACTTTACACCGCGTTGTCCCAGTTTGATGACACATATGACATTGTGTGTTGCGTCCACCTTCAATACGAAGAAGACCCGGAACAATTCCACAACTACATAGGAGCTTTAAACGAGGCTATCTCTATGGGTATTTTTATTCAAAAAGATTTGTGGGCCATGGGATTTCACCCGGATGATGATCAAGACGGAGAAGTTTTTGATCAATCGTTTGAGCCGGTAACGGATGCGATATACGCCATAACATTTGTTCAAAGGCTTTCAAAACTGGAAATATCCGCAGAAACATTAAAGAAAAAAGGGTATTATGAGAATTACCTAAGCAACCCCGAGACGGCCCATCTTTGGGACGAACGTCAAGAACTTTACAGGAGACTATGCGATGCCGGGAATCAACAGAAAAATGCCTAAGAAAATGCGAGGCGGCGGTATGGCGGCCAAGCCTAAAGCAATGCCTAAGAAAATGCGAGGCGGCGGTATGGCGGCCAAGCCTAAAGCAATGCCTATGAAAAAAGGTGGCCGCGTAAAAGGTCGTAGTATGCCTACCCCAGTGCCTCCTATGGAGATGACAGAAAAAAAAGTTACGCCGGTAATGCCGGATGAGTCGGGTGGCCGTAAAAAGCTTAAACCGGCCCCTAATAAAGGCGCAAGCATGTTGCCAAAACCGGTAAGAAACAAAATGGGCTTCATGCGAAACGGTGGAGCGGTTAAAAAAGCGGCGGGAGGCGGTGTAAATAAATCCGCTGTTCGTAGTTCCTCCAAGAAGCCTTTGTAACCGTGAAAAAAAACAACGGTGGAAGTGTTTACACGGGCCGTGCGCGTGGTCAAAGTTTAGGGAATTTGCGTGTAAATCAATCTTTAGGTAATGAAAAGATTGTTCCCGGCTACGAGGGACCTAGACAAGAAGGTGATTATAAAATTTTAAATAAAGAGCGTCGAGAAGAAGAAAGACGTGAAATATTAGGCGTTGGAATGAAAGGTCTTAGAAAAAAAGGCCCAAAGCAATCTAAAAAAGTACGGAATGCGTTGGAGAAAAGGTCTAAAAAATGACTACGTCAGGTTCAACAGATTTTGAGTTAGATGTAAGCGATTACATCGAAGAGGCGTTTGAGCGGTGTGGACTTGAGGTTCGCACCGGTTACGATTTAAAAACAGCCAAACGGTCTTTAAATTTGATGTTGGGCGATTGGGCCAACCGGGGCTTAAATCAATGGACTATTGAGCAAACCACGGTGTCTTTGACGCAAGGGACAGGGAACTATGCTTTAGGGGCGTCCACAATTGACGTTTTAAATGCGGTAATTAGACGAAGCGACACTGATTACGCCTTGGAAAGGATTAGTCGTAGTGATTACATCAACATTCCAACTAAAACGACACAGGCTAGGCCGTCTCAATTTTTTGTAGATCGGCAGATTGACCCTACCCTGAAGCTTTGGCCGGTTCCAGAAAACAGCACAGACACCGTCCTTATTGACAAGCTTGTTCGTATAGACGATGCGGACACGTACACAAACACGATGGATGTACCCTTCCGATTTTACCCGTGTTTGGCGGCAGGCTTGGCGTATTACATTGCCATTAAAAGAGCCCCGGACCGCGTACAACTTCTTAAATCTATATATGAGGAAGAGTTTGAAAGAGCCGCGTCTGAAGACAGAGATCGTGCATCTTTTAACATTCAGCCCTCTATGGCGTATTCAAGGATTTAGTGGTGGGTCGATTTGCTACAGGTAAATTTGCTTACGGCATCTCTGACCGGTCTGGTCAAAGATATAAGCTAAATGAGATGAAGCGTGAGTGGAACGGCTTGTTGGTGGGTCCTGATGAATATGACCCCAAACAACCGCAATTAGAGCCTCGACGTAAAGTTGTGGACCCACAAGCTTTGCAAAACCCACGACCGGATCGCATAGAGCCTTTAGACGTTTTTGTGGGCACAATTTTGGTAGAAGGCCCTGATTTTAGGCCCACGGTGGGATATGGGGCGGTGGGAACAGTGACGGTGACAACATCATGAGTTTTACATACTCAGCGTTAAAACAAGCTATCCAAGATTACGCGGAAAACGACGAAACCTCGTTTGTTAACAATTTAGACATTTTTATTAAAAACACAGAGGAGCGTGTTCTTAAAAATGTTCAATTAAGCCTTTTCCGAAAAAACGCTTCGGGGACATTGACAAACGCCAACCAATTTTTAGCGTGTCCCACAGACTTTTTAGCGCCATTGTCTTTGTCTTTTGTCGATACCAGCAGTAACAAAGTTTTTTTAGAGCTAAAAGACCCTGATTTTATACAGACGGTTAATCCCAACAGCGCGACTACGGGATCTCCAAAATACTACGGCGTTTACGACATAGATAACTTTATTGTCGGGCCTACGCCAAATTCGTCGTATACCGTTCAATTAAACTACTTTTACAGACCCGCTAGTCTTACCGCAGGAGCCAGTTCTGGAACAACGTGGTTGAGTGAAAACGCTCCTATGACAATGCTTTATGGGTGTTTAGTTGAGGCATATACTTACATGAAGGGCGAGGCAGATGTTTTACAAAACTATCAGCAGCAATTTATGCAAGGATTGCAAAGCTTAAAGCTGTTTGGAGAAGCTAAAGAGGTTACAGATCAATACCGCACAGGAATGGTGGTAAGGGCTAAACAATGATGGTAGAAGAGGGTAAAATAAGTTCGGGCATCGTAGATGTTCAAACTACCAGTAACCGTGGTTTTACCCCGGAAGAAGTTGCTGCTCGGTGTTTAGATCGGATTGTTAAGGTATCAGAATCCGCTCCCCCCGTTATAAAAGATCAAGCGTTGGCGTATAAAGAAAATCTACGTCAAGTGCTTACGCATTACATGCGCGAAGCGATCCAAAGTGATCGCACGACTGTTTACAATGCTTTGCTTAATGCGGGGCAACAAAAGTTAGCCGAAAATATCAGGAGGCTTTAAATGGCTTTTAGTGGCAATTTCATGTGTACGTCCTTCAAGAAAGAGTTACTTGAAGCGGTTCACAATTTTAAAAACTCTGGCGGCAATACTTTTAAATTGGCTATGTATACCAATAGCGCCAGTTTTACTGCGGCTACTACCGCCTATACAACCAGTAATGAGATTAGCGGCACTGGGTACACGGCAGGAGGGGGGACCCTTACACGGGTTGATCCAACTACGTCGAGCACCACTGCATTAACCGACTTTTCAGATCTAACGTTTAGCTCTTCTTCGCTCACGGCGCGAGGAGCTTTAATCTACAACGACAGTGCTAGTGGAGATCCCACGGTAGTCGTTTTGGACTTCGGTGCAGATAAAACGTCTAGTTCAGGCGACTTTACCATTGTTTTCCCCGCTGCTGATGCAAGTAACGCAATTATTCGGATAGCGTAATGGCTGACGTGATCGTTCCACTTACTGGTTGGGGCCGTGACGGTTGGAACGATCTTGCGTGGGGCGAAGGAAGTGTCACCAATTCTGGAGCTACGGGTAATGTAGGCTCTGTCACCGTTACGGCAGACGCTAACGTAAGTGTTACGGGACTTGCGGGCACGGGCTCTGTAGGTTCAACAACGGTTACGGCAGACGCTAATGTAAGTGTCACGGGACTTGCGGGCACGGGCTCTGTAGGTTCGGCAACGGTTACGGCAGACGCTAATGTAAGTGTCACGGGACTTTCTAGCACGGGCTCTGTAGGTTCTGTTGCCGTACAAACGGTAAACAATGTTGATGTAACGGGGGTTTCGGCAACCGGGCAAGTAGGCGCTGTAACAATAACGGCAGACGCCAACGTAACCTTAGAGGGCGTGGCAGGAACGGGTCAGACGGGCACCGTTCTTGTTTGGGGTCGAATTGTCCCGGATCAAACACCAAATTATACGAAAATAACTCCGTCACAGACGCCGAGTTTTTCTCAGGTCAATCCGTCACAGACGCCGAGTTTTTCTCAGGTCAATCCGTCACAGTCACCCGGATGGTCCGAGGTGACTCCATCACAAACGCCAAACTATGAAGATATTGCGGCATAAGGGGATTGGTTAATGGCCAGCACTTATACAACTAACCTTGGTATTGAGAAGATTGGAACTGGCGAACAGTCAGGGACATGGGGTGATACCACTAACACCAACTTTGACATACTGGATGAGGCGGTCAACGGGATTATTTCGGTTACCCTTTCCTCGGCAGGAAGCTCTGGATCTCCTACCGCTCTGCCTATAACAGATGGCGCGTCATCCAACGGTAGAAACAAATTCATTGAGTTTGTGGATGGCGGGGATCTGGGTGGTACGGCATATGTGCAACTTACCCCGAATAATGCCGAAAAGGTTGTTCACATCCGTAACAGCCTGTCTAGTAGCCGGTCAGTTATTGTCTTTCAAGGCACTTACAACGCATCCAATGACTTTGAAATTGTCAATGGCGCAGATGTTCTGTTGAAGTTTAACGGCGGCGGATCAGGTGCCACGGTAACCGACGTTAATGTTGACTTGACAGTAACAGGCGCAACCATTGCCACCGCCGACATTAATGGCGGAACAATTGACGGTGCCGTTATCGGAGGTGCTTCGGCCGCCGCAGGCACGTTTACTACGTTTACCTCAAACGGTATTGATGACAATGCTGATGCTGTAGCTATTACGATTGATTCTAGTGAGAAGGTGGGTATTGGTACTGCGAGTCCTTCTAGCTTGCTTAACGTAAGCAGTGGCACAAACACAGATGGAACAGACGTTACCATAACAGTTGGTGGAACTAGCGCGAACACTAGGCAGTCCTTAATTACCAAAAAAATACAGTCTGATGACAGGGCGCTAGAGTTTTATGCCGCTTCAGGCAGTTCTTCTGAAGACATTAGATTTTTTCGTGATAATACGAATGAAACTATGCGTATTGATAGCTCTGGTGACGTAGGTATTGGTGCAACCACAATAAACCGAAAGCTAGAAATTGCGGGTAACAACAACGGCGGTGCAAAAGCTAACTACATTCGAGTCACAGACACTGACACAACGGCGACAGCGGCAAATCAGCAGGGTGGTATTGAATTTTATGCAAGTGACTCTAGTGGTGGCGCAGGAGTTACGGCCAGCATGGAGGTGGTATACGCAGGCTCAGGTGGTGGCGGTGAAATAACATTTAACACTGCCGCAAGCAGTGGTGCTGGCGTTGCAGAGGCCATGCGGATTAATGCAAATGGTCAGATAATGTTTCAAGGCTCTGCAACAGCCTTTGATGCAACAGCCGCGAAAAACGGACTACAGGCTTACTACGAAACTGACACGGGTATAGCCACGCTGGGGTCTTACTCAGCCGGTGGCTCTACATTAATGACGTTCCATACCAACTCCGGTGGTGGTGCTAGCTCAGAAGCCATGCGTATTAATAGCTCTGGCGACATTTCTGTTGGTTCAGCTTCAAACCATGCTGGCGCAAGAGTTGTCATCAATGACACCCCACCTACGGCTTTTGGCAGTCCGATGCTTCAAGTTGGGCAAGAGACATTTACGGGTAGTGGGATGTACTCTATTGGTTTTGGCTATACAACCGGAACCTATACAGAGCCACCTGTAGAAATTGCGGCACTTACTACATCAGATTCTGGCGGAACTAAAGCAGACATTGTTTTTGGTACTAGAAATGCAGTAACAAACACGGCTGTAACAGAAAGAATGAGGATCGCCGCAAGTGGTGCCGTTTCTGTAACTGGAGCGCTATCAAAAGGCTCTGGATCCTTCAAGATTGACCATCCACTAGAA